CTCCTCGCACAGAAAGGTCACCATCAGCCTCTTTTGATTCTTGCTTGGCTTTTGGAACTACTGTGCGAATTACGGCAAATGCCGCCTTACGTATCTTGATACATGTCTTACAAGGGCCAGCCATCATATCCGAACTCTATTACTTGCTGCCCTAACTCGATCCGCTTTTTCGTGCTATCATGGCAAGTTTTACAAAGTGACTGGAGGTTGTCGGGGTCGAAAAATAAAGCCCTATCACCCTTATGCGGTTTTATGTGATCGACGACATCGGCAATCACCACGAACTCTTGCGCCTTACAGAACTGGCAAAGAGGCTCCCTTGATAACTGCCACTCACGCAACTTGTCCCACTGAGCAGAGTCGTAAAGCCGAGCCATCTAATTAAGAGTCACACCCCAACTACGTCCTCTATGCCCACATCCGGCACGTACACCAAACGCCAACCGTCTGCCTCTAAGGCCTCAACGATATCTGCTGCCGCCTCTTCTGGGTCATCGTGGTCCCACAGCTCGGCAGCGATAATGTCAGCCGGCTTGCGAACGTGAACCATTTCATCGCCCTGGAATTGTGCCCCGGATTACTCACGAGGGCTGGCCGCCCTGATAATGCGCGGATACGCGCTGTGCCCTATGGGCGGTGGCGGTCGCTTGTGGGCAAAACAATGCCCTCGTATATGACCGCTCGGGGATGCCAGCAAACCGCAGATTATGCCGCCTCATCCCAAAATAATTTAGCAACGTCCTTCACCTCGCGCTTTCCGTACCGTTCCAGAGTGTCGTCCGAGCCTTCCGCTCCGACATGCCGTCCTATGTCTCGGTAGGTGTGCGGGCCGATTGCCATGTCCAGCGTTTCTGCATCTGCGCCCAAAAACTCCCGCATACGCTTGGCATCCAGGTATCTTGCCATCTCGGCCTCTGCATCCAGGTTATCCGGCAACGGGGGCGCAGACTTGGCAGCAGATCGCACATCCGGCTTATGGGTGCCAAGGTGAGACGATTGGCTGTACTGCTTGGTGTACTTAGGGGTCGCTATGTTGGCCTCGTCACTCTCAAGCGCCGCCACCAGATCCTCGGCATCATGCTCGCGCCGCACCACTTCCGGGTCTGTTGGGCCTTCCTGCTCGTTATCATTAGCTGCAACCTTTGGCGGCCCCTCATGATAATCCAGCCACCACAGCTTAAGGGACTGTAGCGTGGCCGTGTCACCCTCTCGGCGCAGGGCTGACAGGATCGGGAATGGCTTGCGGTTTGTCATGCTGTGGTCAGCTAAAGTGCGAAAACATAATCAGGCGGAAGTCACCAGCACTGTACTGCCGTCCAAAAGCAACTGACACGATATCTGCTAGGGCAGATCGGTCGATTGATAGATCATCAGGATCAATTACAACCATATCGGGCTCTCCGCGGTATGCATCGGTACGTGCCAATACCTTACCTGCAATGCAGTACTCTCCGCTCATGCCATCGTAGACAACATCGAACAGCCGGTCTGGGGCGCCTTCCACCTCCGCCTGATGCTTGTCCCAATCAAAGTTGTCAGCACCCACATCAACGCCAAACATCAAATAGTCTGTGCGATCTACGCCCATTCACCCCTCCATCTTCTGATTATCATTCGCCGCCAACCAGCCCTTCACCACGCACACTGTCTGCTCGGCGCTGTCGGCCTCTGTGGTAGCCTTGATGACTGCTTGGTATCCGAACCCCAACCGCGCCAGTAAAGCAGCCCTGTCCTTTTGCTCTGGCGACAAACGGCCCTTTGCGGCCTTGTACTCAATCAGCCCGAGACGCCCGCCTTCCATGTACAAACGAAGATCGGCCTCGCCCTTCACAAGGCCAGTCGCCTTGGCGATCGTCGCCGTCTGCCAACCACGTCGCCCTGCGGCCATGTCGCCGGCCAGAGTGAACCGCTTGTTGAACTCTGGTAGCGCCCGCAGCGAGCGAACCGAGGCGGCTTGTAGCTTCCACTCGGGCACGTCGGTGCTTGCACGGGTAACACGCGTGCCGTTCTTCAATGTGGTTGTTTTGGTTCGCCAGCGTGCCATGCGTATAAATTTGGTGGTGGACCGTAAATGCCAGCACGGTTTGTGTGCGGTGTTGCCAGTAAGTAGGCAGCGGGTGCGCTAGGTGTCAGGAAATAGTTTGGGCGGTGGCGATGGGCGCTGTACATGTGCCACAGCAAGTAAGATTGTGGCTTAATCTTGGCTGGCGGTTTGGCGTGCTGCCGGCCTACACAGCGCCGCTCCACCCACCCGTCCTGCTCCACTTTGCTCCACCCAGAAATGCTCTACCTTTTTTCCGGGCCTTGCTCCTGCTCCACTACCCCTTCCCCTAAAGGGGGGAAGGGGGTGGTAGAGCAAGCAAGTCGGGTGCAACTGAGAAGGTTTTGCTCCACCTGCTCTACCCACCTAAAATGGGTGGTGGAGCAGATTTTTGATGGGTGCTTAAGGCTAGTGGTGGGTTGGTGAATTGTGGCTTAGATGTGGCTAACGCGCCAACTTTTCCGCCTCGTCCAGGTCAACGCTGTGTTTCACCATGAGGCGCAAGGCCAGTGCTACAGACCGAGGTATCACCAAATCACCCGCCACCCACCGCCGGCTAGTGCGCGGATCCACCCCAAAAAGGCGAGCCGCCCCAACCTGTGTAAGGCCAAGGCGTTTCAGGGTAGCTACGTATTGGGTTGGGGTCATGCTGCTAAGGCCTTACCGTATGCAACGCCTTTGCGATAGGCGAGGAATAGATTGTTCGTCTCGCCATTCTGGTAAACGTATCCCTTGGGCCACATGTCTTTGGCTTCTTTGTCCAGCCGCACGCCTCTGAACTCGCGTTCGAACATAGCGACGAGTTCGTAGAATTCGCTACTTCCCACTCGCATCAGGCGGCGCGCTTGTTAAGCGCCTCCTGGAGGTAGGCCGTTTCGTCCAAGATCACGTAAACGGCTTCAGCTTCGTTGGCAGTTTTGACCATGTTCAGCACGTCCATGGTGGCGTAAGCGACCTCAACTTCCAGATTGTAAGGCTGGATTTCCTTAGAAAGCCGGTAGGCCTTGTAAGCTTCGGCGTACTTGGCGGCGGCTTCGGTGCGGGTCATCTGCTTGCTCCGTTGTTGATGACCCTTATATAGGGCTCTATGCCCTAGGGCGTCAAGCCCTATTTCATAAAAATGGGGCAGAAGCCCCATCTTTTTTTACGCCGCTTCACCCCACACCGGAGCGTATGCGCTACGCTGTTTCCTGCGCTCGTCCAGCCGCAATTCAGTCGTAAGGTGGCCGCTTTTCTGCCAGAATTTGAGCAGTCGGACGATGCGGTTCTTTTCTGTTTTGTCGTCCAAATCCACCTTCAAGATGTCAGCCACGATGATGCCGGCCCAGTTGGTTTTTGACTGCTCGCTTACCCAATAGTCACCCCCGCCGATCCTCTTTTTAATGGCAGTCAGGGCGTCGTCAGGCACCGCTTCAAGCTGTTTTTCCATAGACGGCCACTGCCACTCAACCACCACAGGAGCGAAGTCCTGGGGCTTGGTAAGCCCGCGCCCGTTGCCCAAAGGGACGCCCTCCAGACGACGCCAGTCCAGTTTGCTGGACATTGCTGTAAGATTGGCCTTGCCGTGGGTGATTGAGAAATGGCCGTACCTATCCTGCTCTGGAAGGCCGGCCTCTTTCGCTTGATTTGCCGACATTCGGTTCAAAATCCGCACCGAGCGCGCAGCCCCGATCAGCGAGACCGCGCCGCGTGCGTCTTCCACTGTGGCTTCCCTATCAGCCAGCTTGCGCAGGTGGTGCACGATATCAATAGCGCAGTTGGTATGGTCCGCGATCTGCGCCCAAAGCTTGGCAACCTTGTCGATCGCGCCGTTGTCGTTCTCGTTGACCTGATGTGTCGACACGAATGGATCGACGATCATAACGTCAATCTTGTGCTTCTGAATTTGTTCGACGACAGCCTCGACGATCGGCTGCACGATGCGTACGCCGGCTTTCTTGTCCTCAACCGCGATGACAAGTTCCTGCTCGCGCCCCGTATCGAGGAACAAGCCCTGCACGTCGTCTTGTGTGAGCTTATAGCGGATGCACGCCGCCATGATGCGGCGGTCCAGCTCATCTCGGGGATCCTCCGAATTGAAAAACCAGACCCGCAGCCGCTCGGCCGGCTTTGTGCCGGCAAGAGGTTTGCCAGACACCATGGCGAGGGATTCCACAATGCTATTGGCAGTCTTGCCCAACCCACCCGGCGCGACCGTCACGGAGACATATTTGCGGATATAGTGGGTGCCGAAGGCGAACTCGCGCCTTGGGAGCTTGCGCGGGTCTTGCCACTTGAACGCGGTGGCAAGGATGGCTGGTTTGTCGTCTTGCGCGGCGGGGTGGGTGGAATCCAATGCCGGTTTGTTGGCCGGTTCTGTGTCCGAAGATTGTGTAGGTTTTTCTGACGTTTGGCTGTCAGACGCAGTGGATTTTGCCGGTTCTTTTGCCGGTTTCATGTCCGGTTTATCGGCGGGCACAGGTTGGCGTTCCTTCGCCTTCCGCAGCCCGTTCTCAATCATCTTGGTAATGTCGACGAGGCGCGTGTTATCGTTGTCGTGTTCGGCCGATGGGATTTCGCGCGGACTACGCTGTCCGGCCGCAAGACCGTTTTCGATCGTCTTGGCACAGCGAGCCCAATCCCTGCCCCATCCGCGCGCCACGTCCTGCAGCAAGGCGCGGGCTTCTGACTCTGGCAACGCGCCGGCGCCAACGAACGTGCCAAGGCAGAACGCGGCGTCGTTGAGGCTATTATTGCGACTGCCCATAGGTGCGCCAGCCAAGTCGGCTAGTTCGCGATCAACCGCAGCGTTGACATAGGCGCTGTTAGTAACGCTCCCTGTGGTTACTTGGCCAGATGGCGTGCAGGTGGAGGCGGGCGCCTGCTTGCGAACGACGAGGTCGAGTAGCCATGCGGGGGCATCCGCGATAGGCGGAATGCCGCCTGTATCCACCGTCCACTTATAAGCCCGTCCGTCCGACATAACGCTGCCGGCGGCGCAGACATACCCACCTTCAGAACGCAAGTCCACGCCAGCGCCTAGATTGCCGCGGTTGCGTGTGCCTTCTACGTATTTGAAATAGACGTGCATGCCGCCATTTGGCGACATAACGCGCGCTGTCTCGGGCAGTGGGCCATGCTCCGCTTCCATCTCCGCCAGCCATTCAAAGCCGTTTGCACCACCAGGCTTGTTGTCGATATCCAACACAAAGAATCCCGCGTCTTTGCCGGTAGGCAAACCAACGGCAGCGTCAGGCCAATCGGTGAACCAGCGCTTGACGATATGTTGGAAGCGCGTGGCACCCTTGAAGCCATTCGAAAGCAGGGGAGTTTTCTCGCCTAGCGTTGTTACTTCGCCGGTGTATTGGTCAACGGTTTCTTCCGCGCGTGAACGGCACGGAAAAACCTTAAGGCCCTGAGAGATGTAGAAATTTGCGAGTTCAAATGGAGTCATGCGGCTTCTCCGAACAAGTCTGCAGATGGCGGCATGTTGTCGTTGGCCGGTGTTGGTGCGGGTACGGGTTGCGCTTCGCCAATGCGCTTGCGCGCAATCGCGAAATAGTCCGCGTCACGTTCAATGCCGATAAACCGTCGTCCGGTGTTGACTGCCGCAACGCCAGTGGTGCCTGAGCCCATGCAATTGTCTAGGACGATATCGCCCGGATTGGTATAGGTGCGGATTAGGTATTCCATCAACGCAACTGGTTTTTGGGTGGGGTGTACGGTTTTGCCTTCCTTCTTTGTGGTGATGATTCCGTTTGGGTAGTTGGTTTTTGTTGAAACGTACTCCTTGCCCTCGGTTCCGTTCTTACCCATAACCTCGCCACCGCCGCCAGACGCGCGCTTCTTTATTTTTGGAGGGATATCTACAAGACCTTGAGGGTTATACGTCGGCAATTTGCGGTAAAACACCAAGACGTCCTCGAAACCCTTCATCGGCATTTTGTTTGCGTTGGCAAACCCAGTTGAATACCCCTTGTCCCACACCCAGTTGTAACGAAAGAAATTCGCTTGGCTCATCGTAAGCTTTGCCGTGAATGGCTGCTGCGAGGTCAACACAATAGCAGCACTTGGCTTGGCAACACGCCAATACTGCTCCCACATTCTATCGAGTGGAATGATCTCGTCCCATTTGCAGGCCGTCGTCCCATACGGCAAATCGCACAGGATCAAATCCACACTGCCGGGCGCAAGCGTCGGCAGGATGTCCAAGCAATCACCGTTGTGCAATTCAACGCTCATCAAAACGGCACCTCACGGCCAACAATCTCCCGCATCCCATCCGCGTAACCAACCAGAACGCGCCGCAGAAACTCGCGCCATTCGTAGTCGTCTAGCGCTGCGAGGTCCGTCTTCCCGATCTCGTCCAGGAACGAGCCACCAGCATTTCCGCCCTCCTCCAGCGCCTGTTCCTCGAACCGGTCTAATGCTTTGCGCGCCATGTGGTGAAACCTCTTAACTTGTTCGATTGGTAATTGCAGGCATTCCTTGCACTCCCATTTAACTGGGTGGCGCTCCGACGCAGCCCAGCCGATGTTCGCGTGCCTGCGTTTGCAGATTGCGCATGTGCCGATGAGGTCGGTCATGCGGCTGCGCCGAAAATGTCGAGTTGTGATGGCGAGGACTGTGGTGAAGGCTCATTGTCGTTTGCTGGTTGCGCTGCTACCGCAGCGGCAACTGGCAATGCTGCGGACATGCGCCGCTTGATGTCCTCGACGTACTCGTCTTCGCGCTCGCAAAGGACGGCCTTAAACCCCTTCCGCACAGCCGCAGCGCCGGTCGTGCCGCTACCGGCAAACGGGTCGAGCACAGTCCCGCCGGGCGGTGTAATGAGAGCGGCGAGCCATTCCATGAGTGCGACGGGCTTGACGGTCGGATGTTTTGAACCAGCGCGATCTGCTTTGCTGGCCTTGGCGCTGTAGAAGAAGCGGGCTGCGGAGCCTTCATTGGCCCGGTACTCGTTCGTTCCGCCAGTCTTGGCTTTCCCATAACAATGAACAGTCCCGGCAAACCCTCCGTTCTTTTGTTGATCCGCCGTCAATGCGCCGGACTTGGAGTGTGGAAACAGCCCCACCACTTCATCCGAGCCGTCGTGCACCACGTTGGCGGGCCAGCGGCCGGCCGCTTCCGCTTCTGCAACCTTTGCGGCGGCTTCACCCTTCTTTCGTTCCGTTACCTCTGGATCGTGCATCCACGGGCGGTCCCAGCCTTCGCCAGCCTTCGGGCGACCTTTGTTGACCATCCCACCGCCAAGCTTATCGCCGTTGGCCGGAATCCTTGTAGCCCCAATATTCAGCGCACCCGTGCCCCAACGCAGCACATTCGCGGCGACCGTGCCTTCGGACAGCGGCTTGCGCGCGAGAACGATTGGTTCAAAGGCGGGCTTAATGGCTGTGCCCCATCCTTCCCATTGGCGGGCGGCGTCGGTGGCGGGAGCGGTGATCTGTTCGACACCATAGCCAAAGATTGCCTTATTGTTCTTGTTCGCATCGGCTGCGGCCATCGTGACGCCGTTTCGCTTCGCAGCCTCAACGTCGCCGCGCACTATCTGGCCGATCACTTCACGTTCCGCGCCTGCGGCTTTATCAATCCCCTTGCTCACATCATGCGACTTGGGAAACCCCGTCCCATAAATCCACATCAGCGAGTCGCGGATTTCAAAACCCGCATCCTCAATCGCGCACGCCATGCGATGATAGCCGCGCGACGCACCGAACGCGGCGACATGACCGCCCGGTTTCAGCACGCGCAACACTTCGGCCCAAAACTCTTCGCTGAACGCAACCTCGCCCGTATCCCAGGTGGCATTCATGAATCCACGGGACGCGCGCATATATGCATCGTTACCTTTGGCTGGTGCAGAGTTAGCCCCTCCAAACCGCTTTACAATGGACACGAGCGCGTAAGGAGGGTCCGTGACACAACTATCGATGCTGTTGTCCGGCAACTGCCGAAGCACGTCGCGGTTGTCGCCATGGTACAGTGTGCAATCGCCAATGATGATCGGTTCGATAGTCATTACGAAAGCACCCCACTAACCCGCAACGTCTCAAACAACCGCCTCAACGCATAGCTGCGAACGAGCGACACAGCCGTGAATAGCGCGCCGATGGCAGCATGCTCACCTGCACCGATATGAATCCCGAACAAAGGAAAGATGACGACTTGTGCCGCTATTGCTACGCAATAGCCGATTGCGATGTTGGCCAGGCTCTCGGCTAGGCTGGCGCGGCGGGATTGTTTGCCGTCTTGTGGCTTATTGTTAGTCATGCTTGCTCCACAGCGGGAGTTGCACGCGGTATCTCGGCACTTGGCCGCGCACTGCTGCTATTGCGCGCTACGCTGCGCAGTAGCGAATAAAGGAGAGTTATCGTTGGCAGGAAGCGTGAACTTGCCCTGCCATGTTTTCCACGCGCGACCTACTGCGCCAGTGCCCGGAAACATGTCGTCTAGTTCGTCGTCAGGTCGCGCAGCTGATAGTTCGAAAGCCCAATGGCAGACGGCTTCCGGCTTCGCGCCTGTCAGGCCGCGCTTGAGGGTGATGCTTTCTTGAATCCAGTCGCGGTTCACCTGCCGCTTGCTGACAACCGGCTTGCGAGCAGGTTTGATAATGACCGGCTCCCATGCGTAGGCTACCGGAACGTTGCGTTTGAATGCTGCAAAGCCCTTCACCCATGAACACCAGCGCGCCGATGTCTTGGCTACCAGAGGCGCAAGGACGGCCATGCTGGTAGGTGTTGCAGAAGCATGAAGCACCCATCCATCATATTCAGACTCCAGCCTCTCGATTAACGCGGCATGATCTACCTCTCCGGCAAAATCCGGGTGGTCTTTGTAGAGGTGAGCGCAACCGATGTACGGAGGGTCTGCGTAACCTATTTTTGCCATCACGCGCACTTTCTCGCATTAGCAACAGATTTCTCAAGTCGCTCTGTGAATTCGTCACCAAGCAGCATCCCTGCTTTTGACGCCAGCAATGCTGGTACTGCGCTTGAAGTTAGGTCTTTAATGATCTTATCCAGTCTGTTGATTTCCTCCACGGCTTCGTGCGCAAGCTCGTTGCCGTTGATTGACGCTTCATAAAGTCGCTCTCGCAATGTCACGTATAGGTAAATCAAAACGGTATATCCTCCGCCCAATCATCACCCGCCGCCATCAGCGGCTTCCAGTTGTCGTTTGCTGGTTCGGCAACTTGCGTAGCAGAACCAGCGCGCCAATCCCTTACGTTAATGTAGCGCGGATTGTCCTTATCTGGCGCAGTCGCAATCTCTACAGTCGTAAGAAGTTCTCCTACCCGGTCTAGCCATTCCGCAGTCGTTTTTGGATATGGAAACTTCCCAGCGTGGTCCTTCCAATACCTACAAGCCTTCGCCGCAGCGCGCCCGCCATGTTGAGGGCACAAGTAATCCTTCTGAACATTCATGCCGAGCTTGTAATCCACACGCACGCTCGGGGGCTTCCCAGGCTTGGCCGGGTGTTCCCTGAAATGGCGACCTGTAACAGTGCGCCAGTTTGGCGTGTCGCTCGATATAATTGGTGCGTCGCTTGCACGGGCAGTGAACTTCGGGGCGGTGTTAAATTCAAATTCGAATCCACAGCACGAGCACACACGGACACTCGCGTGATTAATTTCCTCGCACGTCGGGCAGATTTTGATCGGTGCTTGTCCCTCACCCTTGCCGGGCTTCTTAGGATTAATCATGTCCACTGGACCGTGAGCATCGATGTTTCCGGCAAAGTCCATGTAACGACAATTTGGCTTGATACCCGATGCGATAGCCGCACGCCTTTCAGTTGCGTCGACTGCTTCTGGGTCAAACCCGTGAGGGTAGATAACTCGCGTGCCACGACCTACGCGCTGCGCATAACGGCCGGCAGAAAGAGTTTTATAGGTGTCAACAATTAGATCCACACCCGGGATATTGGTTCCAGTCGATAATACATTGTCGTTGCTAAGCGCCCATATTTCACCGGCCTTCAAGGCTGCGATTAACTTACGCCGCACCGTTGATGGCGTCCCGCCGTGAACGATCTCACAAGTGCGGCCAGCCGCCTGCACCATATCCCTCATATGTGTGGCGTGCTCCACCCCACGACAGAAGAACAGCGCCGACTTCCTGTGGCCTTCGACGTCCATGACCTCTTCGACCACGCGCTTGTTTAATATCTCGGTATCAACCGCAGCGCGATAATCGCTCAGCTTATAGTCCCCCATCGACTTTCCAACACCGGATAGGTCGTACTTGGTTCCTGTCGGTTTAGACGTTATCGGGCAGAGGTAGCCATCTTCAATGCCGCGACGAATGCCGTACTCGTAAACAACCTGATCGAATAGCTTGTCGTCACCTTCATCCAGTCGCCCGCTATCAAGCCGGTAAAGCGTGGCGCTATAACCGACAATCTTCATGTCTGGATTTATGACCAGCAAGGCATCAATAAGCTTGCGATACATCGTGTTAGCTTTTGCAGGCACAAGATGCACCTCATCGATGATTAGAACATCGATGTGTCCAATCTGCGCAGCCTTATTCCAGACAGTCTGCAGTTGCGCGAATATGATTTGCGATCTGAAGTCACGCTGTCCAAGCGACGCCGCACAAATACCCGCTGGGGCAAACGGCCAGATACCAATAAGCTCCTTGAAATTAGCTTCAATCAATTCAACAACGTGCGTTGCCGACATCACACGCATATCCGGCCAGCCCTTAATAAGGTCCATGGCCAGCGTTGCCTGCGTGATAGACTTTCCAACTCCAGTAGCCATATCGACAAGAGGGTGGCCGGGATGCTTATCCCAATAGTCAAACACCGCCTTAAGCGATTCCTTCTGGTAATAACGAAGAGGCATCACTTCACATCCTCAAACGGTATTCCCGCAGCAACCAGCCTTCGCCGCATATCCGCAGTCCCATACCCACCGGGGAAAACCAATCCGTAGTCCGGCTTTCCTTCATCAATCATTTGTTGATTCCGTATTCCGCCAGCGTCTTTGTCGTATTTATCCCACTGCGCTGCGAAGCTGGCGCAGGGAACACCGCGCCGAAATGCCCAATTCTTTGCGCGTGCATCTAACCCACGAGCCTCGCCTTGAATTAGTACTGTAATTGGTTTGCACGCGTGTAGATCATCCAGCGCAGCGAATGCCGCTGCTGTGTCGCTGTAGTCTCGCCCTCCAGTCACCACCAATCGCATTCAACCAGCCTTCCGAACTGACTTTCGGTTCTCGTTGGCGGCCAGCAGCCCGCGCATCGCCTTGACGCGACGCTCAACAGTAAAAATGCTCACACCAGTGGCGGCGCCGATCTCAGCTTGGCTAAAGCCAGCGCCGATCATTGCAGCTAGTGGTGCCGCGTCACCCAATCGATCGGACGTCTCTGACAACATGGCTGCACTCTCCTGCGAAGCTGGCGAGTATGATTGCAGCACCGCTACAGACTCCTTGGCTCTTGCGCCCTTGTCATGGCGCAGCATCATATCTCTGCGCGCCTCACTCACCATCAGCGTAACCCACGATGTGAAAATTCCATCGCTGCGGAACCTGTACCAATAGTCGAGGATGTACCTCATCGCCTCCTGCGCCAGGTCTTCGCGGTCGACTCCCTTGGCTTGGTCGGTACACTTTCGATGCAGGAACGGCATGTACTGCACCAGAAGTGCGTCGAACCAAGCTGGCCTATTATCATTGGCGTGCGGGTGGGTGCGGGCTTTGGTCATGCTGCCACCGGGTGGGAGGGGGCGCAGAACGGAGCAGTAAGCCTACGGATTGCGTCGAAGTCTCGCTGAAAGTGCCGACCAGCCTTTTCTCCGGCCGAGGTTGGGGTACGGCAGATTCGGTCAATCTCAATGAGCGCGTCAAATGCTAGTTTGGTGGCGTCTGCTTGTTCATTCGCCAGTTTCATAATCTGCAGAGCAGTCGACTGGTACGGTTCAATATTCACGCCGCATTCTCCTTCTCGC